GCGTGCTTCTGTAACTCAGCGACTTGAGAGCCGGGCTTGCTTGGATGGCTGGCTGGCAGGAGCCCTGGCTGTGGAGTTGCTCATGTCGATCGAGCGCCCCGTGTAAGTACGCCATCAACATGGCCGCGCTGGTGGAGGCCGGCGGTTGTCCAGGTTGCGTAAAGACGCGTCAAAGGTCAGGTCCTAACGGAAGCAGCTTAAAGACGCGCGTGGTGAGCGGTACCGGGACAGTGCTTGTGAATGTGTGCCACAGGTAGCCTGTCGCGGGAACGCGCGTCAGGAGAGCCGGAGACAGATTAGGAACGGCCTTGTGCCGGGAAAAATCAGGAACTCCGTTCAGGAAGTCCACCTCAAAATGGATGAATGGACAGTCGGAAGGTTGAGCCCTAACAAGCTAAACCGGAGACCCGCATTGCGATGATTGGAATGATATACGCGCATATCTTGAGTTTGGGAGACCATTTGCAGGTGATTATTCTAATTTTGACCAACATATGTCTTCGCAGATTATGGAAGCCGCAGGGCAAGTTATGTTGTTGTTGTGCCAAGCAGCAGGTTATAGTGATGGTGATTTGCGTATTGTGAGTTCGTTGTGTGCTGCGTTGGCACATCCCAAAGTAGACGTGTTTGGTGATTTGTATCGTTTTAATGGCTCTAATCCAAGTGGTAATCCTGGTACCGTGGTGTTTAATAGTATAGTAAACAGTTTGTATATGCGTTTAGCCTGGCACATGCAACATGGCAATTTGGATGAATTTGATGCCAATGTTCGCCTTATCACGTATGGAGACGACAATATTGTAAGTTCTAAGCGCCAGTCCTTCAATTTGATATCTGTATCTAATAGTTTGAAGGACATCGGTGTATTTTACACTGATGCTGCGAAAACGTCACAACTCGTTACGTTTCATGAGTGGCATGAAGTAACTTTTTTGAAACGTACGTTTGTTGATTGTGATGGTGTTTGTTTATCGCCGTTGGCTTTGGAGTCTTTGACCAAGTCGCTTGTGTGGGGTCGTGATTCAAGCACAACATCTGAGGTTATTCGCTTGGCGAATGTCTTGGATTCGTTTATGTTGGAGTCATTTATGTTGGGACATGAAACATATGAACGACATAAGTTTTTGGCACTACAAGCTGCTGATAAATTTGGGCTAAATGCGTATTTGCGTGGTGGATGGGTTGGATGTGATTGGTTTGCGCTCCTTTTGGAGCGCAAATCTAAGGTGTCAAGGCGCTTCGTGCGTGGCCGTAAGGTCGCGCATGATGTGTTTTGACACTCCCAGCCACCATTATTAAATCTCCTGGGTTGTGGGAGTCAGGTTGGTAACCTTGGAACAGAAATACCAGTGTTTGGTTTATGCACTCGTTATAAACCCCTATCCTTGGCTTGGAATGAGGCGTGTGATTATGTCTTGAACCAAAAATCGGCCACAACATAGTTACCAGTAGTACACATAAGTAATGAAGCCCTCAGGTGTACTATGAGGGATGTTGTGGTGTGTTGGCAGCAGTCCTGCTTGTCCCTATTTAGGGAGGGAGTAACACACCCCGGGTTTTATTTGCGTGCGGATTAAGAGTGTATCCCGCATTAAGAATTCACTTGCCCAACTTTTAACACATGTAGAGATAGACCCGTCTGAGTCTATAAATTATGGAACTCATACTGACGATATAACACCAGTTAGTGTTGAGACTTCATTAGAGAATTTCTTATCGCGTGAGGCTAAGATACGATCAATTGATATTAGTGAAGGTGATGATACGGTTGCTATGCCTTTGGTATTTCCTTATGCTGAATTGATGCTACTTGAGCCTTTCCGTGATAAGTTCAAGAATTTTGCGCGATTTTCTTGCAAAGGCATTAAGTTGCGTTTTGTATTGCAAGGCTCTCCTTTCCGTTACGGGAAGATTTGGGCTTCTTTTCGGCCGTTGCATTCTGCGATTGGTTATGGCAAAATGATTTCTGCTACTGGGTCTACTATAGACCCAGGTTATGTGAATGCGGCCGCTTTCGCAGCTGGGGGGATGGAAGCGTATGATGCTACTTCTGCTAGTCGTGATATTGATGCTTTTCCATTCTTTAGTGGAGGCCATCACCCTAGTGATGTATGCGATGGTTATTTTCGCACATCAACTACGGGGAACGCGTATTATCCTGGCTTTTCTGCTAGGTGTTTTGGTGGTTCGTTAATGCATAAGTCCATTTTGATGAATCATTCGACGCGCATGGGTGTTTGGCTTGATGTTGCTGATTCCACGTCGGCAGAGCTTACCATTCCTTTTATTCATTATAAGGATTGCGTTGATATTGCTGGCCAGATTACTGCAAAACCTACTCTTGGTAAGCCTACGAGTTGTACTCAATTTTCACAGCCTATTGCTAATATGGTCAATATGGGTACTTTGTTTATGGATTTGCCTCATGCTATTAGAACAGCAACCACTGCGTCTGCGGAGAAAATGACGTTAAATATTTTTGCACAGTTCATTGAACCTAAACTGTGGGCGGCTGACAACCCTTTTGTATTGCAGGCTGAGGATGAATTTGATGAGCAAACCACTGTTAAGCCGTCAGCAGTTGCTTCTACTATTGCTGAGGCAGCCTCTTTGTTTGAATGGATACCTATTATAGGCCCTTATGCTAAAGCGACTAGCATGGCCGCTTCAGCGGTTTCTTGGTTTTTGGGATTGTTTGGATGGACAAATCCGCCGGTTGTGACGCCCATACCTTCGCGGATGTTGCATACTAGTTATATAAGTCCTAATCCAGACATTTCAACTCAAGAGGCTGTTCTTGCCTTAGATGCGAAAAATGAAACTACTGTGGACCCTCGCACTGTAGGTTGCAGTCCTTCTGATCCTTTGGCTATTGAAGAGTTTTGTGCCCGACCTGCATATGTGGGTAGTTTGTATGTGGATGGAGCTACTGCACCTGATACGACTATTGCAACTATACCAATTACATCTTCCACTTTTGGTTACAGGTCTGTTTCAGATCCTGGCGCTGATCCGCGTTTCGGTACTGCAATCGGCACCGGAGCTTCTAAGAAAGTGATTGCATATCAAACTATTCCTTTTACGTATGCTTCCGCACTTTTTAAATATTGGCGTGGCACTTGTGTGCTTCGATTTGTGCCAATTGTTTCCAAGTTCCATCGTGGTGCTATTCGTATTTGGTATTCACCGACTTTTCGTGGATCGGCAAATTGTTCATTTACAGAGGGAACTCATGTTAATTATGTGCACCAATTGCAAGATGGCGAATTTACCATTCGTGTTCCTTTTTCTACTTCTAATTCGTTTCTTTTAGTTGATCATTCCCCTTTTACTTTCAACGACGATACGTCTGGCGATAAGTACAATAATCGATGGTCGCTTAGTGAAAGTATTGATTATCCGGCTGATGCTGGAAAGAAACTAATGAATGGGGTGGTTGGTGTTCAGATGTTGAATTGGCTACAATCGCCAGTAGCTGCCCCGGTTGACATTATGGTATTTTGCCATTTCGAGGATGTTGAGTTTGCTTGCCCGATTTTGAATGCAATGTCAGACAAGGGTAAATCGCAATCAGGGACTGATTTCGAAGCTGGTCTTGATAAAGTTGCGATGGCACCTTTTTGTTCTCAGAGCAATGATGTGTGCTTGCCAACAGACAAGAAGTTAAAGAAAGCGCAAGCAAGAGCTTTGTTGTATCCTGGTGAGCAAGTGTTTTCCTTGCGTAAACTTTTGCACAGGTCTACTCCTTATCGTGTTTTTGTTAATTATCCTGATCCTGGTAGTGCTTCTGGGCGATATGGTGGCTATGCGCCGCATACGTTGTATACGTTGGATTGCTATCTGCCTAGGTTCCCATTGCCTACTGCGGTTACGGGGCGTGGTTATGCACCGGACGCAGTAGTGAATGCGGCAGACGTGACTACATCATCTCACTATGTTACCAATTTAAGCAAAACGACTCCAATTGCATATTTGTCGGCTTGCTTTACTGGTCATCGTGGTTCGTTAATATGGTCAGCTAAAGCGCATTCAGATTTGATAACTGATATTTCTATTAGTCGCGCTGATATTAGACACCCCACGTATTGTTATAAACCTAAAGTGGAGTTGAGTGGTGCTTCAATGGTGTCTAATGTCACAGGTTTTGATCGTAATGCCGCTTCTAATATGACGCGAATGGGGCTTATTTTGACTCAGCGTGAGTCGAATTCATCCGTGAATGGAAAGCAAGTAGCAAAGAATAAAGTTTCTGGCTATGCTACTGCGTCCTTTCCATCTTATTCTAATTGGCGTATGCTCCCTGGTAATGCTGCTGCTATGCACAGCAATACGTATTTATTTGGCGGGTGGGCTGCGTCGCCGGCTCCTGAAACTATGGATTCAGCCACATCAGATATAGCCGGTGTGAAAGTTACGGCTGAGTTTACGCCACAAGCTACAGGATTTGGTGCTTCCGGAACAACAATGCCGAACCAATTTAGTGCTGGGTTGGCTGTTGCCACTGCTGTACGTGCTGGACCCGATTTTAATGTTTATGGGTTTATTTCGGTGCCCACGATATTTATTTATAACACCAATGCTGGTGTTAGTGGGACGGCGACATGTGTAGTTCCGTATGCATTTACAGCTTGAATTATAGTGTTAATTTACCACTGTTAGTAAATTGTGGTTAGCGATCTTTGTCGCTAACACTAGGGTCGCTTGGGGACCCCCAATGCTTTTGGGCATTGGTTTGCCCAAGCCATTTC